TTTGTTTTTCGGAAGCAGACGCTTCGGAAAGATTAAAATAAATAAGCATTTCCGTGTCTGTGATCTCGATGCGATTTACAAAGGTATCAATGATCCTGCGGTTATAATCCTCGGTACGTTCATTGGGAGAGATAAGGAACTGCTCCAATAGGAAGAGGATGCGCTCACGATCCAGAACGGGTGGATGAACTTCTTTCAGGGATTCTAATTGATAGTTGAGAGTGCTTTCCTGCTGTTCCAGGTCAGCAAGGCGGGCGGACAGACGAGAGCTGGCAGTACCGTTTTCAATGGATTCAATGATATTGTTGATTTTTCGGTGCACATCAGCCAGGTTTTGCTCTAACATTGCACGCTCTGGATCGGGCTGGTTGACATCTGCCTGCTGTGCAGCGGCAATAGCGTCGGCCAGATCTTCAAGAGTGTCTGGACGAAGGATATTTTCACAGATGGCATTGACCACAAGATTCTCGGCAACATCTTTTGGGATGTTTTTCTTTTTGCAGGTGCCGCCATCAGCTTTATTCCCGCAAGCATAGTAATAGTAAACATCGTTGCGGCAGTTGTGGCCGGAGATGCCCCGCATCAGACTGTGGCAGCAACCGCAGAAAAGCTTGCCAGAGAGCAGATAGTCGGCATGGGAACTGTGTGGTGCGCGGTGCTGCTTATTGAGCGTGAGCATTTTCTGAGCCCTCTTCCATAGATCATCGTCGATGATGGCGGGAATTGCACCATCAATGCGGACATCGTAGGCCTTGCAGATATAGACACCATGATAGGCTTCATTCTGGATGATACGAGGAATGCTGCATTTGTTGAAGGCGTTGCCCTTGCTGGTACGGAGCCCGGCAGCGTTCAGCTGCTCCACGATGGAAGCGCTGCTTTCTCCGGCCGCATAGTGCTCAAAGATGAATCGAATGGTCGGGGCGTTTTTCTCGTCGATAATAAATCGCTTGTGTTCATCCGTAGTAAGCCCCAGGGGGCGGCTGGGATTGATGGCTCTTCCTTTCAATGCGGATTCCCGCATACCACGCCGCATCTTTTGAGCCAGTTCTGCGGAATAGTATTCGGCTAGGGATTCCATCAGACCTTCCAGAATAATGCCCTCTGGTCCTTCCACAGAGCTTTCGGCTGCATAAAGAATGCGAACTCCGTTATCCCGCAGTTTCTTTTTGTAGACCGCGCTATCATAGCGATTGCGGGCGAAGCGGTCGGTTTTCCAGCAAATCACGAGATCGAACAGATGCTTGCTGCTATCTGCGATCATCTGCTGAAAAGCCAGCCTGGATTCAACACCACGGCCCGAAATGTGCCGGTCAATGTATTCATGCACGATTGTCAAGCCATGCTGCCGGGCGTAGGCTTCGCAGTCCCGGCGCTGGCCCTCGATGCTCTGCTCGGTCTGCTGGGAACCGCCGCTGTAACGGTAGTAGGCAACCAGACGGTTCCCGGGAGATACTTTCTTTTTTCTTGCCATGATTGCTCCTTGTGCGCTGAGCAGGATCATGGTACAATGAAATTGCTCAGCAGGCGTGTTTTCTTATCCTATGATTATTCTCCGACAGACAGATTCCCCATCTGGCCCCGGCGGCTCTATCGTACAGAGCTGCCGGGGATTCTTTATAGATGATGATTATTTGATAAGCTCATGCCAGTTAGAGGGAAAACCAAGTTCAGAGGGCTTGGCAGAAGGGTGTTCGGCAAAGCAGACTTGAATACAGCTGGCGAAAGTGAATCTCTCGTTCTGAGGCAAGAGCTGATAAAGCGCATAGACGTATCCAAAAGGCTTTGTTCCATATTCGTTGATCTCCTTGGGAAGCTTAGCAGGAGGGTTTATGCGCTTTCTGTGATAGAATCGTGCTCCATGTGCAGCAATATTTCGCGCAACAACAGAACAATGTATCCAGTTCTCAATATATTCGCGGGAAGGGATGCTATAAAACTCTCGCGCGATTGCGGCACGGTCAGATTTTGAGAGATTACGGTACATCATAGAAATCTGATCGAATGATAGGACTTCAACCACTACCCACAACGGATAAATACCGTTCAGGTCGTTGTGATGATGTAGAACAAAGGGTTCATCCTTTCGCAGATTAAGAGACTTTGAAAGAGCATTCAAGAATTTGGCATGTCGCCAGGGATCTTCGAAGTTCTTTCCATCGAGATATCCGATAGGACCGTACTGCCGCGCATGATAATAAGCAACATAAGATTTAAGATTTGTCTCCACAACAGATGCAGCATGAAATATGGCAGCTCGAAACTGATCATCGAACTCATATAAATCTATAATGTCTGAGAAAGATGCGCCATCGAAAAATTTGTCATTACCAGTGGCAGTGTCACGCTGGCGAAGCGTTAAAGAGTATGCACTTAATCGATAATAATTTTTCTCCCGAAGCCACTGTAAGGCAAGCTCTTCATCTGGAATTGCTAGACCTCGCCCACGAAGGATAGAAAGCTGCTCTTCATACGGAGAAAATGGTTTTGGTTCTGCCATATTGTTTGTCCTCGAAATAAAGGTATAAAAAAAGACCCGCCATGATACGCATGAATGCTTTCGCATCCAGAGGCTTAGCGGGTTCCGTTGCCATTATTATACGCCTCTGGAGGCCTGTTGTACACAAAATTTTTGTGAACTGTTGCGAACATCACAAAAAAAGTTAAAAAAACCTATTGACAAGTATCTGAAATACAAACTTTATTCATAATACCCCACCGGCCAGCCCGGCGGGGGTGTTGTTTTGCCCCGCTGGTGTTGCCGCACTGGCGGGGTTACTTATTTGTATTGGTAAGGCCTTCGCGCAGTGCAGCAGCATCTCCGATTGTCCAACGGGAAATGTCCTTGGGTTTTCGATTCAGGCCATCATTATAACCTTGTTCGTAGCCGTTTTTCTTACCCTTGCGATAGCCTTCGCTGAAACCTTCCTTTGTGCCGAAATTGTATCCGTTATCATAGCCGGAGGATTTGGCATCTCTTTGCACTCTTTCGATATAAGGAGAAGACGGTGTATAGTGAGGTGCAAAATATCCTTCGCCAATGCAAAGGCCCGCAAAAAATAGAGAGATGGCAATAATAGTAAGGATAATAAATAAAAGTCGGAAGTGTTGCTGCTGCTTTTTCAGTTGCCGACTGAATGAATTAGCTTGCTGATTCCAATAAATAGAATCATGTCCGTCACAATCGGAAGAATTATAAGCAGTCATTAACCGGGTATTTAATGATCGAATTTCACGATGAAGGTTGCCATTCTCTTGACATTCGTTATCATAGAAATGGGCCCATTCCTCCGCAGTGGAACCCTTATAGCGAACGGGATTTTGTACATTTCCCTTGAGCTCTTCTAGTGAAAGTTGAGTGTATCTATTCTGGGCCTCAGTACAAGCATTGTACCAATATTCCGCAGTTTGTCCGGCATATGTATCAGTTATAATTTTAGGAAGAGAGTGATTTTTGGCTAACTGAGAAAAATACTGTTTATACCAGTATTCAGCATTATGGCCTTCGTAGAGTTCAGGCTCTGGGGGAGCTTTTTGTCGCAAGTATTCGACTTCGGTGCGAAGATCTGCGATTTTAGACTGGTAGAGTGAGCAACTTTTTTCAAGCCCAAGATACTTTTCCCGCCACTCGATGGAACTTGAATCGTCCGGCGTACGGGTCTGTGTTTGCAGTTCAAAATAACGGTCTGCCCAGTATTTGGCACCATGGCCGAGATAGGATGAACTGGACATAATATGCCTCCTTATTTACGCATCTTTCGTATCCAATGCATCCGCAGCAAGTTTTTTATAGTATCCTGTACGATGCAAGTCCTCTGCGTACTCAATGACCTTAGACTGACCTTCTTCATTCAGCTCATCGAAAACCGAGAGCAAAGAGGTTTGGGCCTTGGTGAGGGAGGCCTGTGCCGGTTCGGCATCTTCCATTCCCATTAAATAAGTGGGGGTGGTATCTAATACCAATGCAAGTTTTTCAAGAATAGAACGTTTCAGGTTGACAACAAGGCCATTTTCATATTTATAGATGGCAGCTTTTTGCACACCAACTTTGGCACCGAGTTCTTCCTGCGTCATCTGATGCTCAATGCGAAGCTGGCGTATCCGTTCGCCGGTGGTCATAGGACATCACCCTTTCATACGTTGTATCTTAATAATAACACAGATAATCTAAAAAGCAAGAAAAAATATCTTGACAAGATTCATGCCACATGCTAATATTTAAGTGTCCTAAAAAGATACTTAAATATAGAACATTATTTAAGGGGATGGATGAACGGAGGTGAAAAAGAGTGAATAAGAGAAAACTCAATGCTGTTATGCAGTTGCATGGGGAATCGCAACAAAATCTGGCGGATTTCCTCGAAATGAGCCTCTCACGGTTGAATGCCAAAATCAATGAATATCGTGGAGCGCAGTTTCGGCAGAATGAGATTGCAGCCATTCAGGAGCATTACGGCTTGACCGCCGAGGAAGTGAACGAGATATTTTTTGCTTCATTGGTGTCTCAAAAAGATTCTAATGGACCGGCGGCTTGACCCCACCGACCCGAAAAAGAGCGCATGAAAAAGCCCCGGCGGGGAGCCGGGGACAGAGAGATGAAAGGAGAAAATAACGTGACGGTAAAGATTACAGGTAACCCCAAAGAAATTGCCGCCCTTGTATTAGCGGTACAGGAGCGGCAGATTCGGGATGGCTTTATTGGAAAGCGTCCGATTGAGGATGATGGAATCAAGGATTGTGCAATGACGGCAGGTTTGTCAGAAAAGAGTTTCGGGTGATGTGATCCACTGTGCCCCGGTATCCTGAATAACAAGGATATCGCATTCTTCACTGACGGTTTGATTGATCTGGGCATAGTGCTGAACCCCGGCAACGGAACGGGTCAGGAATCGCAGATAATTGATGGATTCCTGAAGCGGAAAGACATTGCGCTCCACCGGAAACATGTCGGTCAGCTTTATCAGTATCTCTGATTCGCCGGAAAATGCGAGACAGTTTCCATTTTCATTGGTTAATTCCGTAATGGCTTCAGACACCAATGAAGTGGATAAGACGATGCGATTGCCGTTACTTATAGCAGCACCGATCAGAACAACATTCCGTTTTCCGGCAATAGCCAGAAGCTCCTGCTTGAGCAGCCGGAGTTCATCTTCGATGGAAAGAGATTCATTCAACTGCGAAAGACATCGTTTGATGGTACAGGACGTACGGGTCTGATTTTCCAGTCCGGATGCGCCGGTATAGGTGATTCCGTGGCCGGATTTTGTGAGGAAGATTTTTTGCTCATGATCAGTGAGAACAAAAGATTCTGTTGAATTTGTTTGTTCATCGGAAATTGTGGTCGTTAATCTTCGATCTGCGGACATTACAATTCCATACGGATTGGACAAAACGATAGCCAGTGACATTGTTTGAGTAGCCTCCTTTTGATTTTGAGTATAGCACAGAGGAGAAGAACGGACAAGAACACATGAAAAAGCCCCGGCGGGGAGCCGGGGGAAATGGAGAAATTATGAAGTACGAAGAAATTATGGCGGCCATCAAGGACATCAATGGCCCGTGGAGCAATGCCGCCTGCCTAGGCTACTGCCGGATGGCAATGCAGAACGCCGGAGTAGACGAGTGTACCCAGCGGAAGGTTCTGCGGGAACTGAAATCCTGTTTTGATCTGGTGAGCGTGGAAGAAGCGGCACAGGCTGGCTGAGAAAGGAGAAGACCATGGACCGTTATATGATCGTGATCCCGGCGAAGAACCGGGCATTCAACATGAAGTGTGATGATGGTGACAGCATGAAGCTGGAGACCCTGCAGAAGCTGGTGGGTGGACCGATTGAGCCGGTGAACAGCGTTCTGAGCGCCGAGTGGGCGCGGGAGAAGGACGTGGACGGCATTCTGCTGCTGGTGAACGAGGAAGGGCTGATGAAGGCGCGCCCCCTGACGAACCAGCGCGCCAGTGAGATGACGGCGGCAGAGCTGGTGGGCCCGGCAGTCGTGGCCGCAAAGCCTGTGGTGGAGACCATCTGCGCCGAGTGGCTGTGAGGTGCTGCCATGGGCCGAAGGAAAAAGCAGGAGCTGCCTTTTGAGCACTGGCAAATTATTGAATTGCTGCACATCGCACAGGACTTTTACTCAAAACCGGAGAATGAGGCTGCGTTTCAAGAGTGGAAGGCGGCCAGAGATGCAAGAAAAGCAAAAAGGCCCGCCGGTGCTGGAACACCGACGAGCCAACCAGGGTGATGGTCTGACAACACATCACCAGAAGTTTAACACAGAGTGGGAGGATTTGCAAATGAAAAAGAAAATAACGGGCGGCGTGCTGAGCGCCGGTGCCATTGTGCTGGGACTGGCTGCAGCAGGCTGCGGCGGGGCCATTGAGAACGCGGCCAACGGCTGGGCAATGCTGGGCTACACGCTGCTGGCCATTGTGCTGGGGTGTGCAGCCCTGGCGCTGGCCGGGCTGGGCCTGGTGGCAGAGCAGCGAAAGGAGCCGCAGAAGATCCACAAGGTACCGGAGAACACGGTGAAGAAAGCCGTCTGCGGCAGAAAGGTGGGGTAATCGTGGTACGGATCGAGATCAAAAAGACGGTCAAGGGTCAGATGATTCTGGCTATGGAAGCTGAGCACGAGAAACCGGAAGAAGTACTGATGTGCGCTGCCCGGTGTTTTGTGGGAACGGCCCGGAAATTGTGCGGCCCGATTTCTGCCAGCCAGGAGTTTGCCGATGAAGCGGCAAGGCTGATCAAAGACATGCTGATGGATACGGAAGGCTTTAAGGTGACCGAAGGGTACAGCGGCAAAGAAGCAAAATTTATTGCCGCGCTGAACGGTATGAATGCGGGGAAACAGAAATGACGCTGGAAGAGTACAAGAACATTCTGATTACCGGGACACCGAGCGACCGGGCGCGGGCAATTGCCGAGGCCGGGAACGACAGGAGCCTGACCGACGAGGAGTTCCACGAGCTGACGGCCATGATCAAGGGCGTTGTGCGGCCCGGGCGGCGGAAGATGACCCCGGACGAGGCAAAGCTCTGGGCCGAGGTGAGCCGGATCAACACCCGGTTGAAGGACGAGATGGTGAACGCGGGCTTTGCGGTGCGGGCCCTGCCCGGCGACCTGCAGGAGGATGCGATCAACGTTCTTTCCCGCACGGTGAGCGGGATGCTGGGCGACCTGACCGCCATGATGGCAGAGACCGGGGAACCCTGATGGATAAGACCCAGTGTGTACATGTGTTTGAGATCACCCGGAGCCGGTGCCTGAGCTGTGGGGGCAGGAACCGGGCGTGAGGGGAATATGAAGAACGGAGAAGTTACCATGAAAACAAAGATGAGCCTTTCGGCGGAGATGGACCTGACCCAGGACAGCGTGGTGCAGCTGACCTGCTGGTGCGGGCAGATCGCCTTACATGAGCTGTGGGGGCTGGGTCGCACCCGGCTTGACCGGATCACCAGACGGAAGGAGCTGCTGGGCAGCCAGAGCCTGGCTGTGGTGATGCAGCCGGACAAGAACGGGATGCCCCAGACGGAGAAGGCCCGGCGGCTGCGGGCGGAGGCAATCCCCAAGGGCGTGCCGACGGAATTCCGGGTGCCTGCGTTGCGGACACCCCGCACCCGGCGGGAGCAGCAGCTGAAAATGGTGGGCGACCGGGCAGCGACCATGGCCTGGCAGCTGATGGCGCTGGCCTGTGTGCAGGAGCTGGGGTTTGGAGCAGACCGGCTGAACCGGCTGTATGCAGAGATGCGCCACAACTACGAGCAGCTGAATGAGTGGGGCAAGACGGACGGGCTGGACGTGGCCATGGAAAAGCTGCGGCGCTGCGCCTGCGATGCCTTGCAGACTGAGGACATCGTGGTGGAGAACGTGGACGATGAAAAGACAGTGCAGACCCTGAGCCGAAGCTACAAGGAGCAGGAAACAGAGTTTCTGAAGCGGGCCGTGATGATGGCAGCGGGCCGCAAGGCCTGCCGCCAGAGCCTGAATGTGCTGAACGAAGAGAGTGTTCGGCAGAAATGTGCTGCTGCCATGGCAGCGGCTACCGGAAACAACCTCTCACCGCTGCGGTCTGGCTATGCCAGCGCCTTGCAGAGCTCCCCTGATATGGGAGCCAAGGATCAAGGAGGACGATAAGATGCAGAGCGGATGCAGATGGGTATACACCCTGATGGACTGGGACACCGGCGAGGTGGTGGCCAAGGGTACCAGCGTGGAGCTGGTGGAGCAGGGATATTTTCCCGATGTGAACAAGTTGAGCAGCGTTTGGAATAATCTGGAAAAATGCAAGAACCCCAGCCCGAAGAACTACCGGTGGAAGATGGAGCGGAAGAGCACCAAGGACGACCGGGTGGAGAGGGCCCGGGCAGAGGGCCTGAGCGCGGACGAGCGGGCCGAGACCCGGATGGTGCGGGTGTACAGCTGCTACGGTGCGGACGGCACCCTGCTGGGCAAGGGCACGGCGGCAGAGCTGAAGGACAAGGGATTGTTTGGCAGCGAGGGCACAGTGCACGAGTGCTACCGCAAGCGGGGCGGCGTGTACAAGCCCGGCGGCGTTACGCGGATGGAGATGGAGCTGTGCCAGAAACGGATCCGGCACCCCATGAAGCTGCCGGATCAGCCGACAAAGGTGAAGCGCAAGCCCATTGGCGGCGTGATCGACCCCAGCGCCCTGGCCTACGATGTGCATGACCTGATGATCTACAACGAGAAGGCCCGGAAAATTGGAAAGCCGGAACTGACCTACGGATACTGGGCGGAAAAAGGAAAGCCCGCCACGCCTTAAACACCTTGATCTATTATGAAGAGCAACGGATACGATGGACTGACACGTCCACCGTATCCGTTACGTTTCATAATACCTTTATAAAGAAAGAGGGGGAAGGGCCCTCTTTGGGGAGCTAGTATACCCGTTACTTCTGTGACGGTGGGGTCACGGGAAAGAGAATATCAGCAGAAAGTGAAAGCCAGCAGGAGGGCACCGGGATGCGCTGTAACTACATCCGAGAGAAAAAATACCAGTGCGGGGATGACTACATGGCAGTCGGAGTGTTCTCCATCATCCCCCAGGAACACCGGGGCCGGGGCAAGAAGCGGAAGGAATCCAGCGAGGGGCAGAAGGCGAAGAACAAAATGGCTTCCCTGCGCAAGCGCCAGAGAAAGGCGCTGACCAATTTCAGTCCGGCGGGAATGTTCCTGACCGGTACATACGAGGATCCATTTCTGCCGGAGGACATTCTGGCCTGCCGGAGAGACGTGGAGAACTACAAGCGGCGGGTGATGGCGGCCACCTGCAAGCGGTTCGGGGCAAGGCGGGAGGACATCCGCCTGATGCTGGTGGCGGTGCGCAAGGGAGAAGCAGGACGGCTGCACATGCATGGTTTTGCGGAATGCCAGGGCCTGACCGCGGCCCAGCGCCGGGAGTGGCGGGAGATGCTGGAGGATCTGTGGCGGCGGCGTATCCCCGGCTCCAATGAGTTTGAGCCGCTGGGCACCATGAACGTGAATCGGATTGACATGAAAAAGCTGCTGGGCAAGAGTGTGCAGGGCGAATACGGCACGATGGGCTACTTCTACGGCCACAAGGAGCGGCTGTGGGTGGAAACGGCCAACCTGCGCCCGGCCATTGAGCAGGCCCCCAACGATGGCAGATGGAGCCGGAAACAGCTGCGGGCCGCCTGCGGGGAAAAGCAGAACGATGCCAAGTGGTGGGAGCAGCGGTTTCCCGGCTGGAAGATGGAAAAGTGCATCGTGCTGGAGCCCGGCGGGCTGCATGAGAGCCCGAAGCGGGAAGGAAACGGCTGGGAACGGCTGGAACCGCAATGCTATGTGATCCTGCGTCGGCGGGAGGCTGCGAAAGTTCGGGCCCCGCTTGCGAGGTCCATACGCAGTCGGAGCGAGTGAAGCCGGATGCTTGTGCCCGCGCAGCGGGCGTTCCCCGCAGGGGAAACTATCCGGCTGAGTGAGTGCAGACGGACGTGGAAGCTGTACGATGGAAACGCACTGCGCGGAGGCAGGGGACAGAGCCTTGCGAAACCTCGCACCTGACAGATAAAACACCGGTATTTTGCGCGTTATACCCATGCGAAAAGAAGGTGGGGCGGTGACAAAAGAGCAGAAGAAAGCGACCCGGCAGGCTCTGCGCCGATATGGCGAGGGGTCTGTTTGTGCTGCCTGGGCGCAGGTGATCGGGGCGGTGCTGGCCTGGTACGACCGCAATGATCCGGTATGCGCCCAGCTGCTGCGGCTGCGCTACCTGCAAGGTCTGCCCGAGGAAAAGGTGATCGCCCGGCTGTATGTGGGGCGGACGACCTACTACACCAAAGAGCTGGAAGCCCTGAGCACCGTGGCAGTGTGTGCAGCGGATGCAGGGCTGCTGCCCGGCGGGCAAATGTCCGGGGTATTTTGAGCGGGCGAGACGTGATAGGCTATTTGCAAAGGCAGGTGAGAGAGTTGGCGAAAAAGCGGGCGTACTGCAAGAATACCGTGAAGGGAAAACAGCGGGGAAAGAAATACCCGGCGGCGTTCCGGGCAGAGGTGGTAATGGCCATGCTGGGCTCCAACTCCATCTGCGCTGTGGCGAAGAAGTACGGCGTGCCGGAATCGACCATTCGCAGCTGGATGAGCGAGGAGGCAGGCCGCAGTGATGCCTTTGCAAAGGCCCGGCAGGAAGCCGCGCGGGAGATCGCCATCCGGGCAAGCCTGGGGGTACGGGCACAGGTGACCTTTTTGCAGGGCCGGGCCGCTGAGAGCCAGCGGGCAGCGCAGATCACGGAGAGGCTGCACCGGCGTTTGGACGAGGACACCCGGGCCCGGGACTTTGCCGTGGGCACCCTGCTGAAGGATGACCCGGAGGAGCTGGCGGATGCCACCGAGACCGGGCTTGTGGTGTATGCCAGCCCGGGCAGCTACGACAGGCAGCTGGATGACACGGAACGCAGGCGGCTGAACGCCGAACTGGAGCGGTACGAGGGCCGGGTGATGAGCGACAAGAACGCGGCCGGTGTGGCCAAGGTGCTGATGGAAGTGGCCGAAAAGGCTGCTGCCATGGCCCCGGCGGAGAACACCGACAGCGAGAGCGGCCCGCCGATGGTGGAGATCGCGGCAGCCAGTGAGACGGACGGCCAGCAGGAGGTGGAAGTGGATGGCGGCACAGAGGATGCGTGACGGCAGACCGGTGATCTGGTCGCCGCAGCCTGCCCAGGCACGGTTCATGCAGCGCACCGAGAACGAAGTGCTGTATGGCGGGGCCGCAGGCGGCGGAAAGAGCGACGCGCTGGTGATCGAGGCCCTGCGGCAGGTGGAGATCCCACACTACCGGGGGCTCATCATCCGAAAGACGTTTCCACAACTGCGGGAGCTCATTGACAAGACCATGCGGTATTACAAGCCGGTTTTCCCAAAAGCCCGGTACAACAGCAGCACACACTGCTGGACCTTCCCCAGCGGGGCAAAGATCTATTTTGGCAGCCTGAACCACGCCCAGGACAAGTACAACTATCAGGGCCAGGCCTACGACTTTATCGGCTTTGATGAGCTGACCCATTTCACATGGGAAGAGTACAGCTACCTGTTGAGCCGAAACCGACCCAACGGCCCCGATACCCGGGTCTACACCCGGGCCACGGCCAACCCCGGCGGCATCGGCCACGGATGGGTGAAGGCGAGGTTCGTCAGCCCGGCCCCGCCCGGCACCCGGATGGTGCAGATGGTAAAGGCCAGGGCTCCGGACGGACGGGAGATCGTGCAGCGGCGGACCCGCATCTTTATCCCCAGCACCGTGTTTGACAACGCGGCCCTGCTGGAAAATGACCCGGGCTACCTGGGCACGCTGGCTGCGTTGCCGGAAGCGGAGAAGAAAGCTCTGCTCTACGGCGACTGGGACAGCTTTACCGGGCAGGTGTTCACCGAGTGGAAGAACGACCCGGCCCACTACGACGACCAGCGGTGGACACATGTGATCCGCCCGTTCCGCATCCCGGGACACTGGAAGATCTGGCGGGGGTACGATTTCGGCTACTCGAAGCCCTTTTCCGTGGGGTGGTATGCGGCGGACGAAGAGGGCAGGCTTTACCGCATCCGGGAGCTGTACGGCTGCACCGGGACCCCCAACGAGGGCATCAAGGCTGACCCTGTGAAGCAGGCGAGGATGATCCGGGAAGCAGAAGAGAACGACCCAATGCTCCGGGGTCGCACCATTCTGGGCGTGGCCGACCCGGCCATCTTCAACGAGAGCCAGGGCGAGAGCATTGCTGCCATGCAGGAAAAGAGCCCGAACTTTCTGCACTGGGCTCCCGGCGATCACACCCGGCTGGCGGGCAAGATGCAGTTCCACTACCGGCTTGCGTTCCAGGCGGACGGGCGGCCCATGTTGCAGGTGTTCAACACCTGCAAGCACTTTATCCGCACCATCCCGAACCTGGTATACAGCGAGAGCAACGTGGAGGACATTGACACCGACCAGGAGGATCACATCTACGACGAGTGCCGGTATGTGCTGATGGAGAATCCCCTCAGCCCGCCCCGGACAGAGCCGGTGCAGCCCATGCCGGATGACCCGCTGGAGCTGGGGAAGAAAGCGAGGTTTTTTAGAGTATGACCGACGTGATCGGCACAGAGCAGGTGGCGAAGGCCACGGCGCTGTTACAGAGATACAAGACCGGCAAGGCGGCGCTGGACAAGCGGATCGTGGATAACGAGCTGTGGTTCCGGATGCAGCACTGGGCCAACTACAAAAACGAGATGATGGAGGGCAAGCCCAAGCCTTCCAGCGGGTGGCTGTTCAACAGCATTGCCAACAAGCACGCGGATGCCATGGACAACTACCCGGAACCCAACGTGCTGCCCCGGGCAGCGGACGACGAGCAGACCGCCAAGGTGCTTTCCAAGATCCTGCCGGTGCTGCTGGAACAGGCAGAATACGAGCAGGTGTACAGCGACACCTGGT